AACTAGTCTCGCTGGCGCGAGCGGGTTGGAGGAGACGCACAGCACTGTGCCGTCGTCGAACTCGTCTTTTGTCACCGATCTCCAGAACTTCCTCAAACGCGAAGACGCCCAACGCTACATCGAACAATTCGCTGGCATGGTAGTGAGCGGCGGGGTCGATGCGACGGGCGGCACCCTGACCCACACCCCCTCGACCATGATCGCGTACCCCGGAGGCTACTATGTCACTGAGGATGGTTCTGTCACTTATATCGCTAATAGTACTTGCTATCTTATTGCGACCAAGACGCTCACGGGCAATCTCACGACCTTCCAGCGACAATCAGGAACTCACTACCTTGTCGATTGCACGAGCCCATCGAAGCCTAGCCTACCATCAGACTCCATCTGGCTCGCCACCGTTACCACGAACGGCTCGTCTGTCACCGCCTACACCGATCTTCGGACCCGCGTCCCCTATGCTGGCAGCTACCCCCTGGCCGAACTTCCCGCTGCTGGAACAAGAGGATTGCTAGCTCTCGTCACTGACGTCAACAGCGGGACGCTCTATTGGGACACCGGCGCAGCGTGGAGACAAGTAACGTTGAACCCCATGACCTTCGCGGGCGATCTAATTACCGGCGGCTCATCCGGTGCCCCGACTCGCCTCGCCATCGGAGCCGCCAACCAAGTCCTCGGGGCCGACGCCTCGGCTGCTGCGCTGGAATATAAAACCGTCACTGCCGGCGATGGGATCTCGATCTCGCACTCCACCAACACCATTACACTGAGCGCCACCGCCGTCGCGCCGACGGGGGCCATGTTGCCCTATGCCGGGACATCTGCCCCTACTGGCTGGGTGCTGTGCGACGGGACCGCCTACAACGCGACGACCTTTGCCAACCTCGCCGTGGTACTCATTCCCAGCGCCGGGACCTGGGGGCGTGGCACTGCCATTGGTGCCTTCACCGTCGATACCGGCACTGACATTATCACGCTCTCTTCGCATGGCTTGAGCGACGGGTATGTGATCCACGTTGCTTCGACTGGCACCTTACCGTCGGGGTTGTCAACCAACACCGTCTACTACGTTCGCGACTCGACCAGCTCAACCTTTCGACTCTCGACCAGTTCTGGCGGCTCAGCCATCGACATTACGACGGCGGGGAGCGGGACTCACTCTGCCTATAATGAGATCCAAGTGCCTGACGCACGCTCGCGACGCATCGTCGGCGTTGGCACTGGCTCCTTCGTGACGAACTTTGCACCGGCCGACATTGATACGGGGACTGAGATCATCACCATTCCTTTCGACCTGACGCTCTACACCGCGACTTCGGTGGTGTTTACCACCAGTGGTGTCGCGCCGACTGGGCTGACCGCCTCCACGACCTACTACATCATCCGCTTGAGCAACACTACGATTCAGCTCGCGTCATCTCGTGCCAACGCCATCAGCGGGACGGCGATCAACATCACCGCTACCGGCTCCGGCACGCACACCATCACGCGCGAGCTTGATACCTACTCATTGGGGGCTATCGGCGGAGAAGAGCGCCACTTCCAAATCTCAACCGAAGTCGGCCGGCATACGCATGCGACCAATGTCGATGACAGCTCAACCCACGGCACGACCCAAATCGCGGGCAACAATGGCGCAGGCACCAATGCAGACGTAGCAGGTGGCGGCGCGGGCGGCGTGCAGAACTCGACCGACCCCACTGGCGGCATCAACGTGCTCGATCCATTTTTAGCGATGAACTACATCATTAAGCTCTAATGGAACTGCTCGACCACATCAAATCCGAAGCCGCCGTCCACGATCTCCCGTGGCAATTGGTGCGCGCAGTCTGCCTCATCGAGTCCTCGCTCAACCCGTTCTCGCGCCGCTACGAGCCTAGATACAAATGGCTCTATGGTGACGCCACGCTCCTCACCCCCAACGAGGTCATGGACCAAAAGCACTCTTGGGGCCTCATGCAAGTGATGGGAGCGGTCGCGCGTGAGTATGGTTGGCGCGGTGATATGGTAGAATTATGTAGAATCCCCTTGGGCATAACCTATGGGTGTTTACATCTAGCTAAATTTCGGGCAAAGTATGAACTCTGGACCGACGCGATCTCGGCCTACAACGCCGGGAGCCCGCGCCGCACATCGGAAGGGGCTTACGAGAATCAGCAGTATGTTACGAAGGTTGTCACTGAATGGACCAAGCTAGACCCGAATCACCAGACAGCTACTCGCGCACCTGGCTCCGAATCAAAGCACCCATTTTTGGAGAGGTCGAAGTGACAGGGCTCTCAGCCACCATCTTCTTTTGTACGCTCTGCATCATTAGCGCGAATGCGTATCAAACGAGTGTCATCCAATCGGGTATGGATCATATCGTCGAACAGCACGAGAGCATCGAGCAGAAAACTCAACAGCTCAACGACAAGATGGGCCTCCTCGTGTTGCAAGGGATTTTAACCGAGGAACAAAAAGCCAACCTCCCGATCATCATGCAAAGCGAAGTCAAAAAAATCATCGCCGCGACCGCCGCTGCTGAGGCGTCGAAGGCCGTTGAGAAAGGAGTGGGCCAGTGAAGGACAAACTTGTCAGTATCCTCATCGCGATATTCGGCGTGAACTGGAAAACGACCCTCAACGGGTGGCTACTCCTGCTGTGCGGCAGCGAAACCGTCGCCTCAACCTTCAACTGGGCAATGCTCATCCCGCCGCAGCATCAAGCCAAGATGCAGGCGATCTGCATGCTATTTGCCGCGTTTGGGTTCATGAGCGCTAAGGACAACAACGTGACACACTCGACGATCTCGGCGGCTGAACCTCAAAAAGTAGCGCAAGGGTGATGCGATGAGCTGGATACAAGCCATCGGTGCAGGATTCGAGGTCGTCAGTAAGTGGATGTCCCGCGCCTGGGGCGAGCAAACCAGCGAGCAGGCCGCCCTCCAGAAGGAAGTCGAGGATGTCCTTCGACACAAACGTCTCGCAATGGCAAAGGTACGCGATGCTGAACATATCGACAAACTCATCCTGGCTTTGGACGATCTTAATTATTGGGACGCTCGTCTGCACGAGCTGCACTCCAAAGCCATTGCGAAATGGAGCTGACTCTCGCGCGTGCATCGTCGGCGTCGTCCCGCCGTGGAAGCTCGCCGAAGTTCGCGCCTGGGCACCGGACGCGCAACCGTATGATGTACTCCACAACTCCAACTGTGACACACAATCCGATGACGAACGCATGCTCCTGCTCTACCGCCTCACACACAAGGATGTGACACCCTAATGCGCTCGCTCACCCTCGTCCCACAAGTCGAAGAACTCAAAATCGACTCACGCCGCCAAGCTCAATTCGAGCACTGGCTCTACACCCAACTCGTGGACGCCAAAGCCGCCCGCATGCCGCTCGAAGCCCTCTGGCGCGAGATCCTGCGCCAATACGACGCGGTGCCCAAGACCCCCATCCGCAACGTCCCGGTCGAGGATGCCTCCAACATCGAAGTCCCGCTCGGCGCGATCGCCACCGAGGGCATCTACTCACAAATGATCGATCTCATCTTTACCCTCAACCAACCGATCACCGTCCGCCACAACCACACCGACTACAAAGAACGCGCGAAGGCGATGCAGAAGTGGGTCGATATCCTCCAGAAGGACGTAAAACTCCGCATCGCCGCTGAGCACTCCATCATGGATGTCTGCCAACTCGGCACCGGCTATTACTACACTCCATTCGTCGAGGAGTACATCAAGCACCGCGTCTACAAGATCAAGCATCGTGGCCCGGTCGTCTACTCCATGCTGCCCGACGACGTGCTACTGTTCGGTGGCCCTCATTATGATGTCGAAGGTGCCCGAGGTGCGGCGATCCGCTTCTACCTCGACGAAAGTGACCTCAACACGAACATCAAATTCCGCAAGTGGGCACCCGACCTCGCTCAACCCTGCGCCGGTGGCGACTGGCTCCACCAACGTCGCGCGCGTATCTCTCGTGTCTCCAGCGACCTCCATCGCCGCACCGACCTCTACGAAATCCACGATGTCTACGTCCGCTATGACATCGACAACGACGGGATCGACGAAGACTTACTCGTCCATTTCGATATGACCTCCCACAAGGCGCTTCGTATCCGCTACAACCCCTACGACACGCGTCCGCTCACGAAGATGGTCTACCAAGTCCGCTCCCACATGCCCAACGGCCTCGGCCCGATGGAAATGACGGCCCCATTCCAAGTCGCGCTGACCGACGCCTTCAACAACCAAATTGACAACACGACCCTCGCCAACATGCGAATGTTCAAATCTCGCTACGGCGCGGTGCAGGAAAAGACCATCTCCATCTGGTCTGGTCGCAACCTCGAAATGATCAACCCCGAAGACTTGATGGAGTTCAAGCTCGCGGATATCTACCCCTCACTCGAAAAAGTGCAGGATTACATCACCTCCCTCGCTGAACGTCGCACCGGGGCCAACGAACTCACGCACCCGAACCAAAACCAGACCTTCGGCAACCGCACCCCGGTTGGGACATCCCAATCGCTCCTTCAGCAAGCCAACCGCCGCTTCACGCCATCCTTCGATGCAGTCCGCCTCGGCACCGCCCACGCAATGGAGCAAGCCATCATGCGCGGTGCCGAACGAGTGCGTGCCGGCGATGTCGAATACATCCAACATCTCATGCGTATCCTCGGCCCCGATGACGCCTCGAAGGTCATCGACTGTCTCCACGACGAGCATTTCTCCTACTCCATCGGCATCCACATGACCGCCTCCTCCAACGCGATCAACCGTGACGCCGACCGACAAAACGCGATGATGCTTGCCCAAACTCTCGCCCCCTACTACGAGAAGATGCTCATGCTCGTCCAGGCCGTGGTCAACCCCATGACCCCACCCGAGATGCGCTCCGTGGCCCTCAAAATCTGTGCGGCCACCAGCGAACTCGTGGACCGTATCATCCGCACCTTCGAGCAGTTCAAAGACCCCGAGTCGTTCATCGTCGATCCGTCGGACGAGATCCAATCGGCGCAGGACATGACCGACTTCAACACCATGATGCAGCTCGGCATGATGATGGGCGGCGGGCAACCAGGCGCAGGCCAGCAACCCGGCGCACCCGGCGCACCTGCTCTCCCTGCCCCCAACGGCGGCGGCCAGGAACAATCCACCGCACCGCCGCAGGGAGGGGCTTGAAGTCAAGTCATTCTTTCGGTATATAGGTAACTATGCGTTGGCTCGATTGCCTACAACAAAACCCTGATGCCTACCAAGATTTCCTCGCCTATCTCGACACACAAATCCAACTAGGCATGCAGCAATTCCTCCACGCAAAAGATTTCAGCGGACTCGAAAAAGTCCAGGGCCGGATCGAAGGAATTCAAGGACTCCGTCATATCGCGACTCACGACGAAAGGACACTCCGCGATGTTGCCGAACGGGATGCAAGACGACAACGCGCCGTCAACGGGACCAGCCTCCGCTGACCCAGCACCAGCGACGCCGCAGTCTCCAGGGTACATCACCCGCGAAGAATTCAAGGAAGGGATGAACGCGCTCGCCGCCGCCATACAGCAAGGGATCGCGGCACGCCCTGCCGACGCGCCACCGACTCAGCCCGCGCGCACCTACGACGACCCGACCGCTGAAAAAATCATGGAAGACCTCCAGAGTGGCAACGCCGACTCGCTCCGCAAAATCCTCGCGAACGAGCGCCAGCGGATGATCGACCAAGTCATCATCCCCATGCAAACCAACGGCTACGAGAACAATGCCGCCGTCGCCAAACGGAACGCGCTCGCCGACCCGGCCATGCCCCACTTCAAACGCTTCGAGCACGAGATCGCCGACGTGATGAAGTCTCTCGACCCCTCACAGCGCGCCAACTACTTGAGCTACCAAACCGCGTACCACATCGTCGTCGGCCAGAATCAATCCAAACTCCAGCAGGAAGCTGTCGAAGCCGCGATCCGCGCCAAAACCGAGGAAGCTGCCCCGACGCTCCCCAACGGCCAACCGAAACCCGTCACCTATGCCCCCGGCGTCAAGTCCGTGGGCGACCTCCTCGGCCGCGACGCCGAAGAGCAACTGAAAGCGATGGAGTGGACCCCTGACCAGTACGCGCAAAAAATCTTCAAGGTCAAAGACTGGGCCACCGCCGCCGAACGCATCCAAAAGTTCAACGAGTCACAGGGAGCGCACGCCTAAATCATGAGCGAGAAAGAAACCTTCAAACCAGCAACACGCGGCAACCGCCCCGGCATCGTCCCTATGCCTCAGCAGTACGGTCGCACCACCAACCTCCCGCCAGCCGGCCATGCTCAGCGCGAGGAACTGAAACAGCGCACCGACACCTTGACCCAAGAAGCCGAACAGCGTGCCGCGACCCTCGAAATCGACCAAGTCCCCGACGACGCCCTCGAACTCGATCCTGAGATCATGTTCAAGTTCGATGGCTTCGAGGTCAAAGACGCGCTCCCGCAGTTCGTCTACCGCTGGGTCGTGTACGACTCCCCCGCCGCCAACAAAGGCTGGTTCGTCAAGCAAGCCCAAATCCAAGGCTGGCAGCTTGTCCAGGGCAACGACCCCGAGGCGAAGGATAACGAAATCGCAGGCGGCCTACGTAAAATCGGCGACACCGTGCTCATGCGAATCTCAAAGCAACGTCACGCTCTCCTCCAGAAGCAAGAGGATCTCCTTCGTCAACGCCAACAGAAGTCCGTCAACTCGAATCTCATGGAACTCGGCCGCAAGCGTGGGATCATCATCAAGCCTATCGAAGAACTCGACCCACGCCAAGCACGAGCCCTCGAAGCGCGCGGGCGCGGCTACACCGCCGCCAAACAACAGTACGAGCGATCACTCCGCGAAGGGACGCTCGATCTCGGTCCCGACTCACCACCCATGCACAATTAGAGGAGGAGACATCTCATGGCTGTCACAGTCCTGCAATCTAATGGCGAGCGCGGCTTTTCGCCGATCAACCCCGCGTTGTCCATCGTCATGCGCGAAGGCTATGAGAAAGCCTCACAGTCGTTCAAATCCGGCGCGGTGTTGATTCGCGACACGGGCACGGTCGCCATCGCGGCGGCTGATGCCACCGCCGACATCCTCGGCGTCTCGACGTGTGCGGCCAGCGGCGTCACCAGCGCCAAGATCGGCTACGTTCCTGCTGCCGGCAACACGTTCGCCGCCACCTTCGAGGATCAGTCGAACGAAAACCACGCCTTGGTCATCGCGAATCTCTACACTGACTACGCATCCCAGGTCGATAGCAACGGGATCTTCTACATCGACGAGAACGACACGACCAATACCTCCGTCATGATCGTCGGCGCAGATCAGTCCGACATTCTCGCAGCGACCGTCCGTGCGCGTGTGCTCTGTGTGTTCCTTGCTGACGTGCTGGCGCATCAGACCTAGTCCGCGTCGCCGTCGTTGACCTTACTTTGTAGAAGGAGGATTGCCCCATGCCCCCTGTCAATCGTGGATTTTCGAGCGCACTGCTCACGCCGAACCTACGGCAAATCTATATCGAGACTGGCAAAGATCGCCCGCTCGAATTCACGGATGTCTTCAACGTCTCCGACATGGAGTGGAACCCCTTCACGGATGGTCAGTTCGCTGGACTCGGGGCGATGCCTGAAAAGCCCGAAGGCACCCAGTTCAGGACGGATGAACCGTTGGTCGGCGGCACCAAGACCTACACCGCCTCACCGTGGGGCATAGCGTTCGAAGTCACCTGGGAAATGTGGCGGGACGAACTCTACGGCCTCATGGAAGAGATGACCCGCGAACTGAAACGCTCCAGCAAATACCGGCTCGAAACCGAAGCGTGGAGCGTGCTGAACAACGGCTTCAGCACCTCATACACCGGGTTTGAGGCGTCGAAGTCTCTCTTCTCCACAACCCACAACGCCTTCAACTACTCCAAGGCCAACCGCCCCTCGGTTGAGATTGGCCTATCAATCTCCGGTCTCCAAGCGGCCACGACCAACTTCGAGAACTCCACCAACGCGCGTGGTCTCCCGATGCTCCTCGTCCCGACCTACATCATCATCGGCCCGTCGCAGCGGTGGGTCGCACGCGAGATCCTCGGCAGCTCCGGTGTCCCGTACAAAGCTGACAACGAGATCAACTCCCTGCTCCAGGAAGGGTTGACCTACCGCGTGTCGCACTACAAGACCTCCACCACGAGCTGGTTCATGCTGGCAGCCAAGAACGAGCACGATCTCAACTTCTTCTACCGCGATCATCCGATGTTCGATTCGTGGGACGATCCCACGACCAAGAACGCGGTGTTTTGTTGCTACCAGCGCACCACGCAGGGCTACGGCTCGTGGCGTGGGACGTACGGGACGACTGGGTAGGGAGACACGTAGACTGGAGGCTGACGACTTACACCTTGCAGGAGGAAAGACGACATGACGACGTTCGGCGATCAACTCTATCAGTTCGGTGGTGCTCCCGTCGGCCTCCCGTATTCGTGGCTCAAAGGTCCTGAAGGCAAGGTTCTCTTCGTCGCTCCGTATCGATCAGGATCAGGCACTCAGACCGCCGGCGCGAGCGACGGCAACCCCGGCACACACGCCGCGCCACTCAAAACCATCGCCGCCGCCTATGCCCTGTGCGAGAGCGACAAAGGCTCGCTCATCTACCTCATCGGCAACTCCAATAGCGCCGCCGACATCACCGACGACTTGAGCGCCACCCTGACATGGAGCAAAAACTCGGTCCACCTCATCGGCCTCAGCGCCGCACGCACGGCCCATCGCGCGCGCATCGGCCAGCTCTCCACCGCGACCGGGATCTCGCCGCTCATCAACGTCACCGGCAATAACAACGTCTTCGCCAACTTCCACCTCTTCCACGGCGTCAATGACGCGACCTCGCTCATCGCGCTCCAAGTCACCGGCTCTCGAAACCGCTTCGACAACCTCCATATCGCCGGGATCGGGAACGCAACCATGAGTGCTGCTGGTGCGGCCGATGTCAAGATCGACGGCGGCAGCGAGAACGTGTTCGAGAACTGTCTCATCGGCCTCGACACCATCACCCGCGACGCAGACCCACACAACCTCGTCTTCGACGGCTCAGCCTCTCGTAACATGTTCATCGATTGCCATTTCGCAGCCTACATCTCCAGTGCTAGCTACACGCACGTCCTCGTCACCGATGGCACCGGGATCGATCGCTGGACACGATTTGTCCGTTGCTTATTCACCTCAGACTCAACCAACCAAGCCATCACGCAGACCGCCATACTCGACATCCCCGCTGGGATCGTCCAAAGCATGGTCCTACTCCAAGACTGCGCCTACGCCACCCACGGCGCGTCGGGATCTGGTGACTGGGGGACTGATCGAGGTGTCGTGTGGGCAAACATGGCAGCCGCAGCCGCAGCCGCAGCCGGCGGGGAGATGACCAAGCAATGAACTACGACATCCTCTGCACTCCAGGCAAAGTCGCTATCGTGTTGGATGACCCTGAGACGATGGCGACCGAACACCTCATCAAACCAGACACCGCGATTGGCGACAGTCATTTGGGGAAGGTCATCGCCGTCACACCCAGCGACGACTACCCTGCCATGATCCAAGTCGGCGATCGCGTCGTCATCCCCGCGTACGCCGGCGCGCCAGTCCGCATCGACGGTCGTGAGATCCATTTCATGAAGCTCTCCGACGTGCTCGCCGTCCTCCACCCGATCCCGGCCACGGTGCCGTGTGCCAACGACCTTTGAGTCCGTCGCGCGGCAAGTTGTCGCAGCCCTCGACTCCAGCGCCGGCTACACGCTCGCGTTCCAATGGGTGATCAAACGCTACGAACAAGTCGCGTGCCGCACTCGATTTAGCCACCTCCGTCAACTCGCGCTCGTCACCGTCGCCGCTCCCATCACAACCGGCACCGTCAGCGCCACTCGCGACTCGCACACACTCACCTTCGACGCCGATGCCACCGCCGAAGTCACCGCCGCCGTCATCGGCCGCTACATTCGCCTGAGTGTCACCTGGTACGAAATCGGCAGCTACCAACTCGTCGGCGGGTTCGCGACCCTCACGCTCGTCTCACCCTATACCGAGGACGATGTCACCGACGGCAGCTACCGGATCATCGACCGCTTCGTCTCACTCGCGACCGACGCTTCGCACATTAGCGACACCTTCATCAACCCCCGCCGCCGCTGGGGTCTCAAAAAGCGCGACCTCTCCATCCTCGACCGCGAAGCTCCCTCACGCTCGGCCGTCGCCGGCACTGCTCAAGTCGTCGCCGAAGCCCCCTTTGATCCGCACACCGGCCTCCGCCGCGTCGAATTCTACCCCTACTCAGACACCAGCGAGACCTACTATTACCTCTACTGGCGCGCCATCGGGACGTTTCAACTCACCGACTACGTCCCTCCCGTCATCCCCATCCACACTCTCATCGAAGGTGCGCTGGTCGATCTCTACCGCTTCAAAATGGGCCAATCGCTCGACGCCGGCAAGCTCGACATCGGCACCACGTGGAGCAACCTCGCCGCGAAACAGGAGACCTTGTGGGAGCGCCGCATCGTCGAAATGATCGCCGCCGATCGAGGCGAGGATGACGCAACCTTCCTTGTTCGTCGCGTCAACGAAATTTCTGATCAGGACATTCAAACTGCCTCGCAACACATCATGGCGGGGTGGTCGTGGCCGACTTAGGAGGTCGCGCATGATCTATGTAAGACGTGAAGGACAACTCATCCGCCGCTGGCGTCTCGGCGTCCAATGGTGGCATGGGCTCAACCTCTACTGGCGAACCAACAATACTACCTATGCGTTCGGTCCTATTGCCGGTCGCAGTAACCATTATATTGAAAGGTGGTGATTCTTCAATGGCTGGTAAGCAGAAGAAAAAGAAGAAGGGCTCCAAAAAGAAGGTGGCGTACTAATGCCGGCGACCGCCAAAGAGCTGACCGACGAGGTGCTCCGTCGTGTGCGAGATATTCATGGGCTCGCACACGAGCGGTCGTTTGTTCGCACGCTGCTCTCGCACTCCCAACGCCTCATCAACACGCTCCTCGCCCTCGTCACGACCAGCAGCACACTCACCTCACAACCGCACCAACAGCTCTACTCCATCTCTGGCCTGCTGACCGGCGACGACGCGGTCACTCGCGTGCTCGCCATTCGTGAAGGCGACCGCGACCTTGTGCGGGTGTCTGACTACCGCCAGCTCTCGCACCTCGACCTCCATTGGCTCCGTGCGATCGGCACCCGGCACGAGCACTGGACCCACATCGGCCGCGATCTCCTCGTCATCTACCCAGCGAAAACGATCGCTACGTCGCTGACCGTCATCGGCTCCAAAGTGACCACCGACCTCACCGGCGAAGCGACTGAACTCGAACTGCCCAACGAATACCACGATTACGTACTCATGCTCACCGAGATCCAACTCCTCGCCAAACAGCGCGATCTCGGCCAGGCTCTCCGTCAATTGAAGCGTCTCAGCGACTTGTTGCCGATGGATACCATGCCATTGAAGCTCCATCTTGGCGACGCGATAAACCCCAGCGCGGGTGAGATCCGCGCGTAATGAAGGAGCTATCTATGAGAGTCGTCATACTTAGTTTAGTCATTGCCCTCCTGGCAGGCTGCTACACCAACCCCCGCACCTGGGTCGAACGCAACGGCCATCAGGCGCAGCAGTATCACGAGAGCGGCCACGGCTGGACAGAGAAAGGCGTCATCACCATGCTCGAATGCGACTGGGTCGATCTGTTCAAGTCCTCGCACGACGGCATGGAGTATTGTCCACAAAAGCATCGAGGGACCGAGACCGCGATGGCGCAAGTCACCGCCTCCCAGTCTGACGTGATCATCCCCGCAGTGATCCACGGTCTCGCGTTCATGGCCGGCACCTTGGGAGGCGCGGCGATCCTCGGCAGCATGATCCCGTCCAGCAACATCACACAGATCAACAACAGCGCAGGGGCCAACCTATTCGGCTCCACCATCCAGGGCAACCCGATCCCTGGCTTGCGCTTTGCGGGGCCGCTGCCGTGACCCAAGCCGCCATCACCTCCCTCGTCCAGACCCTCTCCAACGGCGACGCCGACGAGACGGCCGTGGGGCAGTTCTATGATCGCCTCACGACCGACCTCGCGCGGTCGCCGTGGTTCGTGTCCGCTAGCGTCAAAGCGGTCTCACGCGACACCCCGCTCTTTACCCTCAACTCCGACCCCGGCGTGAGCCCGGTCGAAGTCAAAATCCTTGGCGTCTTCTACGACGACCGCCTGCTCGATCGTGTCAGCCATCGCACTCTCGAATCGCTCTCCCCCTCCTGGCGCGATCATCGTCACGCCCCGATCGCCTACACGGTCGAGGATGAAGCCGCGAAAGTCTATCGGCTCTACCCCAAACCCGACCGGGCCAGCGGCGTGTCATTGTTCATCTACGGCTCGCCCCTCGGCCTCGACTTTCCGCCCTACGCAGTCCTGTTACTGCACACCGAAGTCCGCCCGACCATGCCCGACTGGTTCGATCTCCCGGCTGCCTGGACGCTGCTGGCCCGTGAATACGGTCACGAATCGAACCACCGCGACGACGCGTTTGCCGACTTCGCACAGCAATTTTCTGATTTGCTCTGGTCAATGCTCGGGTAGCTCTCATGGCACGACGACTCGTCTACCAATTCCCCAAGACCTACGATTCGACCGACATGGGCAAGTTCGTCTATGCCATCAATCAAGTCATCGCCGACCTCGAAACGCAGCTCAAAGGCGGGGGAGGCGGACAAACCGCAGCCGTCGCGACCGCCACTGGCTCGATCGGTGGCGCGATCACCATCACCGAAGTCATCAACAATCTCGCAATCGGTCGCGGGACGTTCTTTGAACTCATCGTCATCGGCACCGACTGTGCGCTCACCGGCATCTCAGGTGGCGTCGCCAATCGCATCATCATCCTGAAAAACTCCTTCAACTCCTCGAACTCGCTTCCGCTCATCCCCGACTCGACCAGCAGCGCGCTCGGCAACCGTTTCATCACCCGCAACGCCGCCAACTTGACCATCGGCGTCGGCGCGGCCTACGCTCTCATCTACAGCGAGCCCAACCGCTCCTGGATTCCGATTGCGAGTGTGCCCTAATGCGCGCCAAATGGCACGACTTCAGCAAAGGTCTCTGGACCGTGGGCGGCACGGAGCATACGATGGAAGGCTTCCTCCGTCGCATGCGCGGTGCTCACTCCATCCGCACCCCCCATCTCCAATCGCGCGACGGCTCGACGCTGCTCTTTGCACTCAATGCCCACTCCCTCTACCGATTCAACGACCAACGCCTCCAAGCCGCCGAGGCCAATCTCTACCTCAACGGCAGCGCCATCGATAGCGGCCACGACGGCAACCGGCTGTGCTTCACTCCACTCCCACCACAACCTGGCCTCGCCGACTACTGCTTCATCACCGGCGGTGGACGCGCGATCAAGCTCAGTCCAGGCGGCGGCGTCACGACTTGGGGCATCACGCAACCCGCCGGCCCGCCGTCGCTCGCCGAAACCTCAGCCGGCACCGGCGCGTTGACCAACGGCGTCTACAAATACAAAGTCGTCTTCAGGAATGGTGTCACCGGCTCACGCTCCAATGCGCAACTCGTCGAGTCCTCCATCACCATCGCCAGCGGCCCGTCGTCCGTCGCGATCACCAACATCCCAGTCTCCAGCGACGCGCAAGTCAGCGAGCGTGAAATCTACCGCACCGCCGTCGATGGCGCAGCGTACTTTCTGGCCCTCACCATCAGCGACAACAGTACCACCTCCACCACTGACAACGTCGCCGACGACGATCTCGACGATATCGGCCTCCAGACCGACAACGACCCGCCAGAGTCTACTTGGCGCGAAGCCTGGGTCCACGACTTCGCCATGTGGTGGTGCCGCGACTCGACCCCCGGCGCAGAGGGCCGTGCCTACTACTCACCACCCGGCCGCCCTGAGTCTGTCCTCGGCTTCGTCGAAGTCTCCAACACCGACGACCCCACACAAGTCGGCTTCTCGTGGGCCGAATCGAATTGGGTCATGACTGAGAAAAACATCTACCGTATCGATGGCGTCGCTGAACCGTTCATCGCTCACAAAGTCGGCCAATGCCCCGGCACCGTCAACCCCAAAACCGTTCGCATCACCCCATTCGGTGTCATCTACCAAGCCTTCGACGGGGTGAGACGATTCGACGGCAACAGCTCTGAACTTATCGCCCCCGACCAAATCCTCCCGCTGTTTCGTGGGCAGGATCTCGGCAACCTCACCGCCATGACCGGCGTCGTCTCGGAATTTGCCAAAGACGAATACTTCATCTCCGACGAGACCCAAACCCTCGTCATCAACCTCCGCTCGGGCACCTGGCGCGACCTCGGTCTCGGCTGTAAAGCCTTCCACTGCGAACAAGACACCGTCGTGCTGCAAGCCTCCTTCAATTTCAACGTCTACTCCCTCGAAGCGTACTCCACCGTCATCGACGGAGCCGACGCGATCGATCTCGACTGGGAAGCCGGCGCGTACCTGGCCGACATCGCCCAACGCTGCACGATTCAACGCATCTTCATCGACATCGACACGCAAAACCAACTCCTCACCCCGACCCTCATCTTCACCGGCGAGGACGACGAGGACGATGAGGAGATCCCGCTCCCAACGTTCCTTACTACCAAACGCAAGCTCATCGAATACTCAGTCGGCCGTACTGCGCGCATCGCCGGGGTCAGGCTCACCGGCGCTGTCGAGGCGAGGGTCAAACTGTACGGCATCGAAATGGACCTTTACATACCTGGCAGCGAGCCGTCGCCGGGGAGAGGATAGGGCCACCTCATGGATCAATTACACGTCTACCAACCCGACACCTTCGACGACCTCCTCATCTCCCACTGGTGGATGATGATGCAGCAGCACGGCGATCTCGATCGCACCTTCCCGAAACATCAACAATCCTTCTCCACCTTCATGCTCATGTTTCGCCGCCCGATGGAGGTGCTCTACACGAAAGCGATCGACGACGCCCAACACCATTTCATGACCCGCGTCGCGTGGTTTTGCCCGATGCCAGTCGGGGCGTTGTGTGGGATGTGGATTCACCCCGACTATCGCAACGGCTCACGCGAGTTTGTCCTTACCGTGCTCAAGTCCGCCCTCTCGACGTGGGGCGTCGTCATCGGCATGACCAAGCAGCCCGCCCTGCTTGATGCTCATCGCTACTTAGGGTATTCTATTTCAGAAGAACTCCCTGCGGCGTGGGACGGCCAGCCAGCCTGGATCGTCACCTTGACGCAGCGGTCGTTTGAGGAGGCACAACATGGGTGGAGGCGCGCAGGGCAGTCAACCGAAAGCCGAACAGAACCCGTATTCGGGCATTCAAGCGGGCTGGGCCGACCAGACGATGAACCACATCAGCCCCTTCCTCTACAGCGTCGTGGGCCAAGCGAACCGGCTCATGCGAACGGGGAAGAGCGACTTGACGGATTCCCTCCTCGGGACGCTGATCGAGCAACAGAAAACGGGCGTGGCGAAGGGCCTGCAAGCGAGTCAGGACCAGCTCGGCCGGTCGAGGATGGCGGGGACGCCGTTCGGGCAGCGGATTCTAGCCGACCAACGCATCAGCGGCGCGCAAAGCGTCGCGAGCGTGTTCCCGAACTTCGTCCAGTGGTTCCTCCCCCAAGCGATGAACTTCGCCACCGGGAACCAAGCCACGGCGCAGCAGGGTCTTTCAAGCGCGTCGGGCGCGGAGGCCAACCGAATTAGTTCACTCACACAAGCACAGGGTAATTACGAAACGCAGAAGGCTAGCAACTACGGCCAGATGATGACGAAGATGATTCCCAGTACACAATTCTCATTCACAGGATAACTTATGCTAGGACTCCTCGCCGCTGCGGGTGCCTCTGCTGCCTCCATTGGACTCGGCTACTTCATGGCCGCGCAAAAGCGCCAAGCCGAGAACGACGCCCGCCAACAGGAGATGATGCAGAAGCAGGAGATGAGCGAAGTCGAGAGCTACCGCAAGAAAAGTAACTGGCAAGCTCTCGATAACCCAGCCATCACCGACGCCTGGACACATCTCCCGGCCGGCTACCTCGACCGCGCACGCCAACAGACCCAATTCGGCGCGACTCAAACGTACTTCAACATGGGCGGCGATGTCGGCAAGACCGGGATCATGCCGCACGAGAGCTACATCCCGTTCTTCATGCCAGGGGTGCAGCACGCGCAATCGATGATGGGCCAGCAGCCGCCTCCTGCCGCCCCAGGCATGGCGTTTGACCCCAATCGTATGCAGGCGCAACTCCCCCCTGGCGCACCAGGCCAAGTCGCCGCCGCACAGTCGTTCATGCCGCAGCCGATGCCGCAACCAGGAGGCGCGCCGTGGATGTACCCAGGAACCGAACGAAGCGCAGGAGCGACACAGGCTGGCGCTGCTGGGTACACACCACAAACCCTCCCGGCTGGCGGTCAAGTCATGGAACCCGACACCGCACGGATCAACCCCACACGGATGGTCCCGACCCAACTCGAAACTACCGATCCCTCGACCGGCGCACGTGCCTTCATGCCTGGACCACCCGCGTTCACCGACGACATCCAAAACGAAATGACCATCCGCGACCAACCAATGGTCATGGCCGACCGCAAACAAACCATGCCGCAGCCGGCCGTCGTCGACCTCAAATTCCCAAAACTCGCGCGCCCGACCTCAATCCGTGTCGAAGGCCCCGCCGGCGACGAAACCATCACCACCAAAGGTCTCGACGCCAACGCGATGACCAGCGACCTCATCGACCAAGCGCGCGCCATGAACCTCTCGCCTGCCGAACTCGAACGCCGTCATGCCGAGTGGCAGCGCGCCAACGGTGAACTCGCGCCAGCTCTCGACGAATCGCGCATGAAAGCCTACCGCGCCGACCATTGGAACCGCTCTGTGCAAAACATCCAACAGACGATGGAGCGCGCCGGGGTGCCGACTCAACAAGCCGGCTCGCTCGCCATGATCGCCGCAATGAAAGAAATGGGCGGCTATGTACCTGACGGCATGGGCCAGTACGTGTTCCCCTCTCGCGAAGAACAACACCGTGTCGCATTCGGTGGTGCCGTCAACGCGGTCAATCAACACATTCAACAAGCACTCGCCTCCACGACCGGCGGCCCCGCCACCCTACGCCCCGGCCTAGTGCGCGAGAAACTCCTCCAACTCATGCCCGACGCCACCCCCGAAGAACGCCAAGCGGCCGCGATCGAATTTGCACAACTCGCCTCTCAGCAGTGGATTCCGCTCGTTCAGCAAGCCGGCGTCGATCCCCAGGCCGCGCCCATCAAAGCCATGCAGCTCGCGGCTGCGGTCGCAGGAGCCGCCCCTCCGCAATGGACCCAAATCATCGCGCAAGACCCCGCCGCTTATGGCATCACCGACAAAACGCAGCAAGCCCTGCTACGCTCGGGCGAGGTCGATTTCTTTGCGCCGGGTGGGCCTCAGACATTGCGGACTCGCGCATCCGCCATCGACTACGACCAAAACATCGGCGACACCGCCACGAAACAAGCGTTCCAGACGATGAAAACTCCCGAGGGCGTCGAAGCCTTGCGTCAACAGAAGCTCGGCACACCCTCAATCACCACCGCCGGCGCTCAATCCCCCGGCGACCTTGAACGTAGCATCCAGACCGCGCAGCTCGAACGCGAAGCTCGCACCCGCGAACAAGTCCAGAAGGACTTCCGCGTCATGCCGGCTGCCGAACACGAAAAGCTCGTTGCGCTCGACGACATGTACGAGAAAGGCACGCGCCTCCTTCAGCTCGGCCAGGGCGACCCGAAGGCCGGCAAACCTGGCCTCATCGCGCGGTACGGCAACGTACCAGGGACGTTCTTCGATCTCTGGACTAGCGTCCTCTCTGGTACCGGCTCGCAGGACAACGACCTCAAAGAATACATCCAAACGCTGTCGAGCTTGTTCAACTTGGAGAAAAAGGAGTTCTTCGGGACCGCTGTCTCCCTGAACGAACGCGCCGACCTCAAAGCCATGATCCCCGACAAGTCCACCAACGTGCGCGACGCGCTGCAATCGATCGGCGTCATGCTCAAACAGGTCCGCTCGTCGCTCGGCCGCGACATCCAATACGCCCAAGCCAACTACCCTGGCACCGATCTCACGAAACTCAAATACGCCCAAGTGCAGGAACGTCGCATGGCACGCCGCCAGCAACAGCAACCGCCAGTCGCGCAGGCTGCCCCACAGCCTCAAGCCGCCCCGCAGCCCGTCGCGCCTGCCCAACCGATGGCCGCCCCACAACCGCAGGCTGCGCCTCAACCTATACAGCCCGCGCAACCGGCCGCATCCGCACAGCCGCAAGCTGAAGCTGTACCGCAGCCGGCTCCACAAGCCGCCCCGCAGGCTGCCTTGCCATCAATCGAACAGCAGGCTGAGTCTTTCAAACAACGCTTTCCTCAAGAAGCCACTCCCAAGGTCGGCCCGAACGCGCCCAAAGATCAATCAACACAGGCTCGCCAACGCGCCTCCGCCCTGGTCCCCAAGGAAGTCCAGGCCGCCATCACCGACCAGGACAAGCTCGTCCTCCGTCACGCGATGCAGGACTACGCCGCCGGCAAGATAGACGAGAAAGGTCTAGAACTGGCCGTCGTGAAGGTGCTCGGCACCCGTGGCGCTAAGAAGCTCGAAGGCCAAGACCTCAACCGTGCCGTGACTGCGTGGGTGGAACAACTCAAAGCGGGCAGCAACAAAAAGGCGGTGGCGCGTGGCACCAAGTAACTCGAACAACCTCCTCGACGACATCATCGAACGCGAGGACGCCGAGGATGTTCCAACCTCTGGCGACCCCTCGACCCTCGATCAAATCATCGACTTCGAGGACGCGCACGGCGACACCCCGCAACAGGTCGCCCCATCAACCAGCCCCCTCGGCATCACCCGCTCTGAGGCCGTCGGCGCGACATTCGGCACTGCTGGCTCACTCCTCGGCACTGCTGCTGGCCCTCCCGGTCGCATGCTCGGCGCGGCTGTCGGTGGTGCAGGCGGCTATCTCGCCGATCGCGTCAGCCAAGACCTCTATGCCGGCGGGATCGATCAAGCTATGACGAACATCGGCACGAATCTCATCGACGCCACGAAGTTCGGCCTCACCGAGGGCGTCACGGAAGGGATCATCCCTGGCGCAGGTTGGATCTGGAACAGCGCCGGGAGCAAAGCCGCGCGCGCTTGGATAGCGAAACGCTGGGGCGAGAAGCTACTAGGCGGCCCGATGAACGCAGAGACTCGCGCCGCCGACAACCTCATCCGCAAAGGCCAGCAGCGCAGTAACCTCGTCAAGAACGAAGACCGCCCCGCCGCTGGGCTCACTTTCGGCCAAGCTGCTGAGGACGGCTCGCTGGTCTCTCAGCTCGAAGGCGTCGCTACGGCTGTCTGGGGCAGCGGTCGTGCCGGCCAAGCCCGCCAATGGGCCAGGGAAGGCGCGAGGCAGTACGCCGACGACCTCGCCAGCGAACTCCAGCATGTGAGCGTCGAGGACACGGCCAAAGCCCTCAATTGGGCAGTGGACGATAATTTTGAGCAGCTCGTCGCCGGCCCGGCCAAAACCGCCTACAAACAAGTCGATCAGGCCATCCGCGCGATCAACCCGACTGGCCGCTTCATCACCGCGACGCCAATCCTCAAAACGCTCCGCGACCCTAAAAGCGCCCTCGGCGACGCGGTGATGGCGAAACTCAAGAAGATCCGCGAGGCCCCGCTCAACGAAGGCGACCAAGCTGGGGTGCAGGAGATCGACGACCTCATTCAACTCCTTGACGTACCAAAAACGAAGGGCAAGGCTGCCTCGACCCAAGCCCTCCCCAACCTCACCTTCGATCAAGCCATCCGCCTCAAAACGATGCTCAACCTCATCGCCGAGAAGGGCGGCACTGACACCGCCTCCAACACGGCTGCCAC